GAACCGCCAGACCAAGCCACAGTTCTACCGGCTGTGCCGTCGTTCGTCAAGATCAGCGTGAACGAAGACGAGCCGGTAGCAACGGGGTAGCGCAAGGTGATGGTTGCGTTGCCAGTCAAAGTTGCAGTGAATACCCCGCCGCTCGTGACATCAAGGTTGATGGCTGTGCCAGTATTGCCCAGAGCCGTGACGGTATCGGCGTAACCAATTGATCTGATGTAGTTGCCAGTGGTAACGGCGGCTGCAACGGCCAAAAGGTTTGACGAACTGATTGCGGTGCTTGCCCCGCCGCCAAGCAAAATGTTGTTGGAGGTTAGCGTGCCGGACTGGGTGACCAGCCCGCCCGTGGTGTTGACTGCGTTACCAACCGCCGTTACTACGCCGGTGCCGGTGGTCGTCGTAGAAGGCGCTACACCCGCACCGCCTCCAAGCACAAAAGCACTTGCTGCCAAAGCGCCAGAAGAGGCCAAGGTTCCAGTGGCGGAGTAATAAAGAACTCCCCCAGACGTACCGGAGGTCAATCCAGTACCGCCAGATGCAACGGGCAGCGTACCTGTGGTCAGGGCTGAGGTCGAAGACGCATAGACAGCGCCACCAGACGTAAACGAGGTAAGCCCGGTACCGCCGTTCGTAGTGGCGAGAGTTCCCGCCAAAGTAACCGCACCAGAAGTAGCGGTTGAGGGCGTGAATCCCGTAGTGCCTGCGCTGAAAGTCGTTACGCCATCAGCCGTGCTAGACGCCACCTTCACATAGTCGCTGCCGTTCCAGGCAACAATGGCGCTTTCACCAGTCACCAAGGTCACGCCAGTCGTCGGCCCTGCGCCTACGATCTTTACGGACTGTGCCGTTGACGTGGCGTTGATGATCAGGTACTGACGACTTGAAGCCGGAGCCGTGATGGTCAGCAGACCTGCCGGGTTGCCCGTGCAGTTAATCACCGCGTACTGGGCAGAGCCAGAAGACCCAGAGCCAACCTGGGTCAGTGAAGTGCCGTTGGTAACCGTAAGCGTTACCGCTGTCTGAGAACCGCTGATGGTCTGCGTACCTGCGGCAGCGGCGTCTACATACTGGGTGATGTAGTCGTTGACCGTATCGCCCCAGGTGCCGGACAGTTCACCCGTGACCGGGAGGGCAAGGCCCAAAAGGGAGGTGTATGAGGTGGGCATCTAAGGCTCCTATGTCGTCGGCACGGGCGTCCACCCGGACGACTGCACGTTGTTGATATTCTGCCAATTTGCGGTCTGGGTGTCATCAATGATTTCCCAGAAATAGCGCACCGTCTGTGATTCGGTGATGGCAGCGGTTTCGGTACGGGATACCCCGTAGTTTGTGATGGCCGCGATCTGGGCGGCTATCGTCGCATTCTCGATTACAGACGCCACAAACGTGGTGGCGGCGTCTTCTGTGCTGCTGATGGCTGCGGTTTCCGTGACCGACAGCCCGGTGTAACTCGTAGCCGCAGATTCCAAAGTCGAAGTTGCTACCGTTTCGGTGACGGTTTCACCGTAGAACAGTCCAACCTGCTCATCGTCTGTAGCCGCAGCCGTCTCCGTGACGCTCACCGCGTAGGTGGTGGCAACGCTCTGGTCGTCAGTAATAGCCACGGAGTCAGAGGCACTGACTGCGTAATCGACGTTGACTGACTGGGTTTCGGTTGCAGCCGCCGTCTCGGTGACAGACGCCGTGTAGTCAACAAGCGCGTCTTGCGTCTCGGACGCTGCTGCTGTCTCCGTCACGGAGACATTCAAAATCAGCGTGGCGCTCTGAGTCTCGGAGATGGTGTCCGCACCGCCCCAAGAGGATATACCCCAACCGCCGCCACCCCAGGCCACCTGCGTGACCAAGTTTTCGGTAACGGAAACCGGATATGTGGCCCCACCGGCATTTGTCTCCGAGAGGGCTGAGGACTCTGTGACCGACTCGTTGTAAGCGGTCGTGGTGGTCTGCGTCTCAGTCAGCGCCGCTGTTTCGGAAACAGCATCCGCATAGACAGTGCTGACCGACTGATCCTCAGTTGCCGCAACAGATTCCGCAACAGAGACAGGGAAGGTGGCTGCGCCCGCCTGCGTTTCCGCAAGCGCAGCAGTTTCTGTGACGCTTCCGGTTAGGGTTGCATCAACAGACTGTGTTTCAGAAAGGGTGGCAGACTCAGAGACGGAATCACTGAAGGCGGTAACACCGCCCCAGCCTTTCTCGCTCCAAGCGCCGTCACCCCACCCAAAGGCCATGTCAGGTCAAGGTAGCGGTGTAGGTCACAGCGATTGTGTCGCCGCTCACCACAGATTTAGAACTGGAAAAGTCACCTGCCGAAAACAGCGTCCCCGTGGTGTTGTCAATCGTGGCGCTTCCACCGATGTTGATGAAGCAACCAGCAACCGTACCGGACGAAGTGATGCTAAACGTCACAGCCGATGACGTGGTCTTGCTGCCACTGGATGCGGCGCTGAACGTCGGCGTCTTGCGGTTACCAGAGTAGGTCGGAGCGTTAGCCAGACCAACTTCATTCCAGGTGCCGTGAGAAGCCTGAGTATCACCTGCGGATGGAGTGCCGGTGCCCTTGAGGCCCATGACAACTGCGCCCGCAGCAGAGTTACCAAGAATCGTGTCCAACGTCAGGTTCTTGCCCACCGTCGTCACGAGGTTCTTGATGTCGTCTTCCCACTTGATGCTGCCATCCTTGTCGCGGCACACAGCATGGTATGTGCCGTGGATGCCCATCTCATCGGACGGCTGAGTGTTGTACGAGCATGCGGCCTCAACTTTGTCAACCGCAGTAATTTTGTCGATGGTCATAATGACTCCTTAGTTGGAAGACCGGATCAAGGCACTGTTGGCGTCGTTGACCGGCATGACGATGGTGAAAGTGGTGGTCGAGGTCTTGTCTGACCCGAAGTCCAACACCGCGATGGAACGGTTGGCTTTACTGGAGTTGTAGATCAGAGCACACCGTGCGGTAAACACGCCGGGGTTCCACTCCACATTGTCGAAATCCACGAAAGCCGTGTATCCAGAACTGCTGATGGTCGTTCCGGTCAGCGTCTTGCCGCCCGCCGAGTACCCAGTCCCAGTGATCTCCGCCGTCGTGGTGTAAGCCGTGGTATCCGCATTCAAGTCCGCATTGGCCGTATACAACGCAATCTTCAGAACATCCGTCGTGAGATCGTGGATGCCCTGGTACAACTCCTTCTTGAAGGAGGTGGTCTGCGTTTGGACGATCGAAGTCATCAGTTGACCTCAACGCGCAGTTGGCCGTCGCGGTACGCATCCATGCGCTGCTTGCCGTCGCCAAGGTTCTTGAGCAAAGCAATAGACTGCATGTACATGCGCTCGTAGAACTGCACCATGTCAGGCTCGCCCTTCATGAACCGGATGGCTTCCACCAGAGCCGCATTCAGCAGGGCGGAGTCGAAGTTGTCCCCCAACCACGTGGTACCGCTTGGGTTCGCCACCGTATCCGCCATGGATACCGGGTAATAGTAATAGTGTAGTTCCGCCGTTAGCGCGGCGTTGGGGGTCGGGCCCAGGATGAAGGTCAACTCATTCACGTCGTCTGACCGGGGGCCAAAGATGGCGTAGTGCTTGGGAACCCCCGTGGTAGCCGGATTCGGGTACGCCTGCCGGATGAAATTCACATCCTTGTTCAACAGGTACTCATACGCTCCATCGGCCTTGACGATGGCCAGGGAGTACACCGACAGAAAATCTGACGGGCATTGGAGATACTTGTTTCCCGAAGTCAGCGTGCCGGTAACGTTCTTGCGCAGGTTGGCGAGTTGAACCGTGTTGTAGATGCGCTGCTCAGCCTGCTTGGTGAACAGCGCGTACTCGTCCTCAGTGAACGTGTTCTCGCAGACATCTGCGATATTGGTCTTCAACTCGGTGTAGTTCATCTACGCCTCACGCTCAGGCCATCGGGCCTCGCGCCATCGTACCCTTAGTTGCGCAGCCAGTCCCACGGATCTTGATGCCCGAAGTCTTGGGAGCGGGGTCGTACCCGTCGCGGTCGATGTTGCCCACGGACATATTCACGCGATTAGCCCGCGTGGGCTCCGCCTGAGTGCCGTTACCCAGTGCAACTTTGCCGCCCTTCATGGTGTGGGGCTCAGCGTAAACATCGGCACTGCCGACTTCCTTACCGCCCACCTTCTTGCTGAACTTTGCCATATCAGCCACCCTTCTTGTAGGTGAACGACGACTTCTTCTGGTTGGCGACCTTCGCCAGTCCACGACCCAACTGCTTCATCTGAAGGTTGGTCTTGCCGCCCTTGGCGAACTTCGTCATGGGCTTGCCCGGGTGCATAGCCTTTTCATGCTTGTGCACTGCGGAAGCCGCCGTCTTCTTGTCCTGTGCCAGATCTTTCTTGTCCATGATCGACTCCTTACGTCGTTTGGATGGTTACTGTACCAACAGAGGTGGTTGCCACCAAGTAATTTGGCGTCAGACCGACATCACTTGCACGTGCTCCGCCAACCGGATTCCAACCCCACTGAAT